TATCAATTCTCCAACAGGTTGTAATCCAGGCATCATGGCATGAACCTTTATCTTTGCCCCTGCTTGGTCGTTCTTCATTCTAAATTGCAAGAAATTGGCTGTCTGATTGATCCAAATTTTGACCCATTTCTTGGACCCAATTTCACCAGGAAGATTTGTGCAATCTATTCTGTACTGAAAAGTTGGAGAGGAATTCACATCGGTATCATTTGTGATTACGTCAATATCTAGAAATGCTGGTACAGAGTCTCCATCTTCATCTTCCAAGATAGTATCAGCAATGCTCACATAGAAATAAATCCATCCACACCGAACTTTTTTGTCTAAAGTGACAAAAGGATTCAATTTTTTACTTAAAGCTTCGAAAGGGATTGTTTTCGACGCGATACCACCGCCTGTGTACGCAGAAAAGCCAAGGGTCTGTATGTCCACATCAAAAACGGTGTAATCCGTTTGTATGGCCTTTATAGCGGCTTGCTGATGATTTATCTCTGTCATCCCTTCCACGCTTAGAAAAACTATGTTATCCCCGATATTGTAGTTATTCCAATCGGTCGTAACGCGCACGGTGTCTGCGTCTATTACAGTCATGTCTCGAATCTTCTGAGGATTGTCTTCGCTTTCTGTATTATTGAGTCTCCACACTTCCCCTTTATGCCCACCTCCAATAGCCAAAGGTGTTCCTTTAGAAAAAGGAAAAGCATTCCAGTTGCTATAAACGTTCGCAAGACTCTCCCAATTTGCAAAACCATTGTCTTGTGTCAGATCAGACCATAAGATAGCTAGAGCAGATTGAAAGTTTCCCATGCAGGAAAGTGGTATGCGATAAATTGCGAAATTGTCTTCTTCAAAATTGATGACAAGAATCCTATCAGAAGCCCCTTCTGGCACCAAAGGAGGCTTCACTATACCCTGGGAAGGATAAATTAAATAAACATCTCTATCTTCGTCTAAGAATCCTGAAAAGCATTGAAGAAAGTTATCATTGTCGACGTCATTGAAAGTGAAATCGGGAAGGTTGTTATCCATCCTTTCCACTTTGTACCCATCGCTCACTATCAATCCACGAGGACTTGCTGCAACGGTTCTGTTAAGATAGGAAATGACTGAGAAAGCAGCCCCCGAACCACGACTTCCATCGATCTTTTCCAAAACAAAGGGAGTCACATCATTTCCGGTATATTTAAGCATCCAAGTCGAGCCCTCAGTAAAGAAAAGCAGGTCATCTCTATTGAATGCCGCTCCAAAAAACCAAGTATTATCTGGGATATCAATGAATCCAGCTCCCGTTGCTGTATTGTCAAAGACATCGACATTTGCCCCCGTTCCAGAAATTCTGATTCTTCGAGGAAAAAGGGTTCCATTTTCTATCGTTTGAAAAAGAACTAAGCGATCTCTGATATTAAACATTTGTCTAGCATTGAGAGTGCCTGGAGTAAAGGTAGGGGCATAGTCGGTGACTGCTGTGCCATCATATTCCTGGATTACATCTCCCACTACTCCATTGGAAAAGAGAAGTCTTGGGACACTCGAAGCATCTGCATAATTTACCCATGACCAAAAGTCGATTTGTGTCCCATTGTAAGGTGAGGCTGGGCTAATATCCTCGAGAGTATCGGTGGTGGGATCGTAACGATTCACAAAATCTGTATCTGCCACTATCAATTGACGGACATTATTGGTGGGATAAAAACTCATGATCCCCATCACTGGAAGGCCTGGATGATAGCTATAGGTCAATAAAACTGTGGACGCCACAGCAGGCGGGGCGGTGAAAGTGATCGAGACCGCTCCGGTGGTATAGTTTATGGTGCCCGTCCCATCTCCGGTAAAGCCTCCTACTCCATCATCTTGAAGAGTTTGAGCTGGATTGTTTCCAGTGATCACAACTTTTCCTCTCGCTACGGGAGTGGTCAATGTCCAAGTGAAGGTTTGGTTTGCACCGTCGATGACTCCGGTTGCCGGAGGTTCATCTTCAATTTCATGGACCATCCGGCTTTCGGTATAGATAGAATTCAACCCATTGGCAAAACCACTATATCCATCTCTTTTATTTGTGACCCCTCGATAGACATATCCATCAAAAAGATCTTGAAAAGCATCATTGGGAAGAAGCCATGGTTGAAGCTCTCTATCTAGACCTGTTGCATAGTTGGCTATTAAAAAGGATTGATAACTCATCTCATGTCACACTTAAAATCACAACGTTTCCCATGAATGCATCCCTACGAGTGTCCGTTTGCCCATAAAAGGCAACTCTTACAAAAGTGGTAGCCATCGAATCACCATAGACATTTGCAGACGCCACACAGCCATTGCAAACAGAATTTGATCCCGTTCTCATTCCAGTAACCAAAACTATGTAATTATTATTTGGCATCGCTGTCGTAAAGTTCACTGTATAGCTTCCATCGGCTGTTTTACTCACACTCGCAACATTGTATTGACTTCTCAAAGGACAAGCTCCTACAGCCCCATTCCCTTGAAAGTTGACAGCGGCTCTTATGGGCATTGATGGAGTTAATTGATACTCAGCGCCGGCACTATCCATATAGAAAGCATGGACCCTACTCGCTGATGTCTTAGCATAAAACCTACCTGTCGCAGCGAGGGCACCAGAAGGTGCTTGCTGAGTCAGATGAACCACATTATGGTACCCATCATCTGCTGCGGCTGATAGATTGAACTGGTGGTCCGCACCTAATAAAGTTTGAAGCCTAGCCATATTCGTCTGATTCTGCGCTGGAAAAATCGACGGCGAATCACTATTTAAAGGTACGGCTGCATCGAATGACATATTTTCTCCTAAAATTCTGGTGCTGTTCTTTGTGATTGAAGCTGGTCCCAAGTTCTCGCCAATACTTGACCTCGATATCTTCGATAGACTTGGAAAACTTCACTGTATTTATCCATTTCAGAGTAATCGCTTAAGATGTCCAAAGACGCTCCATAGGCAAAATACCTTGTTAGATAGGCTTGAGGCACATTTGCAAGAATGGAACCAGCATTGGTATTAGTCCCCCCCGCAAAGGAAAAGTCAATTTTATAAGCGGAAATTCTTACATTGTAAGTTTGGTCCGGAGGCCCTCGAAAAGTCAGCTCGTTATTGTAATACAAAACATCTGTCGGCATCTGAGGCGTAAAGATCTGCCCCCATGGCCATCTTGCATAGAATTGCTTTGGATCTTGATACCAAAAAAGCTTGAAAGAGGTTAAATCCCCTGTTGTATATGCAATGTATGCAGGGTCATTTATAGTACTGAAACCCAAAGCGTCCAAATCCACGGGAAGGGGATCAGTTGTGGTTTCATCTATAGAAAAGTCCCACCAAGTTTGATTTTGAAACAACCTAACTTCTTGGGGATGTTGTTGCTGAATAAAGGCATTTAAGTAATCAAACATGATTGCGTCCGTAAAGGAAGGATCATTTCTATCGACCCTTCCGGTTACGTTTCTCATGATTTGGATTACACTCTCACCCGATTGAGGTAATACGGGACCTGTAGTCATATTATTTCCTATGCATATTCAAGTACGTTGCATGAGAATCTTGGGGTCTCACCAACTTGCCTAGTCTCAGTGTGCACTGCGCTTCCATGCTCTGTTTTTACTTCGGCAAATTCTGGAGTCGCCAGCTTATTCAAGAAGTTGATTACGGGCATGGGGAGCTGATATGTACCACCCGATTTCAATTGCCCTGTCCAATCAATCTCTTTATTTCTGACTCTCACTTTAAGAACGTTTTCATGCTGCTGAAACCTGTGAAATTTAGTCTTATAAAGCTTATAGAAAGATTCGTCGGGAACTTTTACTTTCATCTTATTGCGCTCATGTAAACACAATCTGTTGTGCTTGCGAACCTGCGCATTATAGACATCAAAATCTTCTAGCTTTTCAAATTTGAAAGTGTCAAAATCAAATGACTCAGGTTTTTCTCTTCCTGGTACATTTGACCCTCGTAGCATTGCTGCTTCGATTACTTCTGCATCTTTTTCTTTTTGAGTTTTTTTGCTCATAATTCCTCTTGTAAAAATGGGAGGAGGTTTTCTCCTCCCTTATAATTAGGCCGTATCGCCAAGGTTAAAATAGGCATTGAACTTTGTGGCAACGAAATATATAATATCGTCGTTTGCACCGACTACCGCCGATCCTAGCGTGTAAATGTAGGAAGGAGGATTGTCGACAATCCCAAGCTCAGGGCCAGTTTTTGTAAGCTGTCCACCCGAAGTGTAAGAGCCTACAGTTGTGATTGGGACACCATAGATGTCATACAGAGCAAAAGTTGAAGATGAAAGTACATCTACGACAAATGTCTGGTTGTTTACCTCTGGGCCAATCGTACCTACGACTTTTGTGATGACGACGCGATCGCCATCGCTCAGTCCATGCGATGCAGCAGTTACAACGGCAGGAGTTGCAGTTGTGATCCCTGTGATAGTCACATGTTGATTGGTGAAACCCCCTGCTGTGCTTGCATTGGTGATACCGTTTGTAGCTTCTAATGTAGAAGTCAAATCGGTGGTACCACGTGCAATGATCAAAGCATCTCCCGCTGGGAAATCCCTGAACCATACACCTTGGAGGTTGTTCGAATTGGTCGCATACTTTGTGTAATTGAACCATTCGATTTTATCTGCTTGCCAAGGCAAAATCAGATTGTACGCAGAACCACTTGATTGAAAGTATCCTGCATAAGTATTAGTGACCTGTCCGAACTCTCTTAGTCCGCTATAGATGTTTGTTGCTGTTCCAATTGGTGCAGTCATTTTTACCTCCTTAACCTTTTGTGCTTCGTAAATTTACACACCAGCTATCATCGAGAATGACGCTACCAAGTCGACCCTTCCAGCCCATCGTCTGACGCTGGTTCAAGGGGTCTTGACCGGCTCCAAGAGGCTTTATGATCATTTCCATAGACTGATCGTCAATCATGATTCTTCCATAAGAATTAGCTGCAAAAAGCATGTTGGAATAGACTGCGGGAGCAACTGTTGTGTCTTTGAATGCTTCTGATGTCATCACCAGACGAACTTCATCGCAAGAGCCTAGTTCTGCTTCGAGAACAGACTGTTGACGTGGATAGTCAGCGGTTGCCAAGAAGTTAGAAAGATTCTTGAAATCTGTTCGCAAATCTGTCGAAATAACCATCCAGAAGGCTGCCCAAACCGGAGCTGTTCCGAAGGCATTAGTCCCTTCTTGATTGGGGGACAACTTCTTACCATTGTTCTCTGTTACATAGTCTACAGCGAGCTCAAGGTCAGTTGTTGTTACCTCCGTAATCGCTGCCCCATTAACCCCGTTTAGGCAGTCAATTTGAGCGCTAGTCGCAACAAGCATATTGCGAACAATTTTGTCGTAGGTGCTTGCCATGTTCTGAGCAAGCATATCGGCGACTTCATTGGCAGTTTGATCCTGAACGGTGATGATGACATCATCGCTAAGCTCAACCACCTTACCGTACTGTTGAACGGTAGCTGTGATGTCGAATTTATTGACTTGTTCAGCATTGGGTGTCACGCCTTCTGTAAGAGGTGTCAACGCATCTGCTAAGTTATCAAATCTTCGGAAGATAGCGTTTTTACTATTCTTCTGAGGAATTCTTCTCTCTTGAGCGAAATAACCATACACATAGTAAGGCTGATGACGATCAAGGAGAATATTGTCGAAGAACAAGTTGACTTCTGGGTCGACTTGAACTGTCGTGGTTGTTCCGGTGGCCATTTTTTTCTCCTAATCAAAAAATGTTTTGACAAGAGTGGCAAAATTTTTTTATGCCTCACCTCGGAGCACTTTCTGTCGATATTCTCTAAACTCTTTCTTCCCCTGAATACTCTTGAGATATTCGGTTCCGCTGGGTTGCGCAGACTTCCCGACTTCAACGGGTGATCTAGGCTTATTAGCGTTCTCTACTATCCTGCGAGCATCATCTGCATTTGCTTTAGATTTGGGTTTTGCCTCCACTAAATGCAAATAGTCTTCAACGATTTCGTTGGCACGGGCTAAGCGATTTACAGAATTATCAATTGTCGCTGCTAACCAAGGCTTCTTGTCCAAAATTGGTTTCAAATACGTGTTTATTTTTTGAACGGCCCCAGGATTCATGTCTTGATAGACCTGCTCGAGAATCTCTCTTTTTGTTAGAGCTTTCTCTTCATTGAAAGAAGACTTCGTAAGCAATGCTTCTGGGTCTTCTTCTTCTACTTCTTCTTCAGAAGCGTTTTTCTTCGCCAGCATCTCTTCGTACATTTTTGAACGAGTTTCATACTCTTGGCGTTTACGACGCTCTGCTTGAAGAGCAGTCAGAGGAACCATCTTTGGCTCTTCTTGGACTTCATCCTGTGGTTCGACGTCTGCTTGCTCGGAGACAGCGGCTTCGTCTTCTTGTTCTTCTCTTTCCATAAAACTCCCTATTGACTACCACTACCTTGGTAGGAGGATTGTTGAACCCGTCTTTCCGCCGGTTACACGGATGGACTTCCCTAAAGTTGGGAAACTTAATGTGTCCCCTGGATGCATGACCCAGAGTAGAGTTTTAACGCCTCTTCTATTGTCCACTTCATAGACGAAGCTCTCTTTGATAATTCCAGGTTTTTCAGCGCACGCCTGTAAAAACGGGCGAACGATGTCTTTACCTTTCTTTTTTTCAATTTTCGCCTTACCGAGTATCCAATACTTATCCTTATGCTTATTTTCATTGAGGATCTTTTCCAACTCTCGATTGAAGTGATTTGTCATCCCTTCTCTAGCATCGATATGTTGTTGCATTTGGGTACTCACAGACGTCATTAGCATGGTTGACCCCGAAGAGATTCTTTCTTCTCTTGTTCATCCTTAGCTCTCATCGCCTTCATGCGATCTGCATTCCCATATCCTGGTCCGATATCAGAACCTTTTTTTGGAACGCTCATTGGATTCTTTTTGGTGCTATATTCACCAAAAGCACTTGCTCCGGCAGATCCTTTTGGAGGCTGATAACCTGGGTTATCTTGACCGCCATAAGTCTCCATACGGGGCATCATCTTGTTAGATGTAGCTGTACCTTTTGCCATATGTTTATCCTTGTTTAAGGGCCTCAGCCCGTTTCATGTCTTTTTGCAATTCGACTTCTGCCTCTTGCTTTTCTTGCTGCCGAATATCGGCGGCGAGCTTTAATACCTCGACCATTCGTTTACGAGGAATATCATCAATCTGAGCAATGGTCTTGGCGTTATCTAAGAAAGCCTTAGCGTTGTTTTGAACCACTTCAGATTCTCGTTCTTTGGCCAGACCAATATCAGCAAGTACTCGAGCTCTACGCTCTTCAGCAAGAGCTGTAGATTGATTGATGGCTGCCATATCTAGCATCTTCTGTACTTGAGCAGCTTCTTGTTCTTGTTCTGCAGCAGCAGACGCCTGCTCGGCTTGCTGTCTCAAAATCTCATGCAGCTTCGTACTTCCCTGCAGAGGAGCAACTTCTAAGATATTGGTCCATGGAATTGGGGCTCCCAAAGCTACAAGCTGCAGGAGTTGATAGTAATACGCCTCTCTTTGGGTTGGAGTCTTGACCGCCTGTTTGATAGCGCAATCATATTCTTCAAATTGACCAGATAAAAATTCTTCGGAAGGTTCTTCCCCTATGATTCTTTGGATCTTTCCATAGGAATAATTCTTTTGAACAGCCTCGATGACCAATTTTCCTAAGTATTTCTTAGATTGCTCGAGGTTGTCAAAAATCCCTCGGTTCCCTTTTAGACCATTCGATGCTCTGACTTCAGCCAGCTTCCCAGAGACCTGGCTATCCCCCACAGAAGAGAGACCCAATAACTCATCCGAAGCTCCAGGGATCTCCATGATATTTTTATCGATAATGTCTTGATATTGAAGATATCCAGGTGGAATGTTTGGTGCTGAAATTTCTCGAACATCAGCATTGACATCGTACCCTTCATTAACGACGATTTGTTTACCTTGACCTGCCTGCATAAGCATATTTGGATCAAGGACAGCGCCATTCTTGGTTATCCAACCAGTATTGATAATCGATTCCATAAGGTCGATTATTTGACTATGGCGTCTGTTATATTGGCGTTGCGCATCGCGAATAGACCTAACAATTCCCTGAATTTTCAACTCAAAGGTATCGATTAAAGGCTCGTGATAAAGCAAGACAGGTATGAAAGGATAGTTATCAAGACCTGTAGGATCAGGCCCAGAATATAGAAGCTGACCAGAAACGATAATATTGAGTTCCACGGATCTTTTGTGAGAATTGATAAGTTGTAACCTTGGAGTTTGTTCAAGAAGTTTTTTAAGCTCTTTTTCATCTTCTTTATCTCCATTCCATTCCTCCGTGACACCCGTTTCGAGGTCCACTAGATATTTTTGAACTCGATTTATTCTTTTCCAATATTGATCATAGGTGCATAGATTTTTAGCGATGTAGGTAGAATTGTATTGACGGTATATGCCTAAGTATTGATACTTATTATCTCTGATTCCGGTTGGGAGGTTATCTATGACGCTTGGTTCAACCCAAGGAAGCATAGATTTGATTTGTTCTTTGGATAGAAGATCACGAGTGGAGGCCTGGTCACAATCGCTGAGATCTCTCTTAGTGAAATAGGGATCAAGCATCAAGGCATTGAAGGGCTTCCAATACATTTTGATGTCGCCATTCACCTTATCCCGTGAATAGTCCATGTAGAGGCCAATGATGGCAAGACCGGTTTTGAGAGAGTGTTCAAACGCTTCGGAGACAATGTAGTCGGCGTTAGCTTTATCATATATGTAATACATGACATCCGAGAATTGATC